GTCTCGGTTTCAACCCCGACTATGGGGCTCAGCCAGCCGTCCGTTACCGCCTCGGGTACCGTGTAGGTATAGGCCAGCCGGTCAAACCAGAAGCCCTTGCCCTCGCCGTAGATGAGCCCCCCGTCCATGCGCCACGGCGTAGCGGTCATAGCGACCCGCCGCGCCAGCGGAAAGTGCTCAAACAACCGCCCGTACTGGCCGGCCTCGCCGGTCTTGTGGGGAATGCGGTGCGCCTCGTCTACGATGATGAGGTCAGGGGCGGGTAGCTCCCCCCGTAGCGCGGGCGCTATGATTGACTGCACCGTACCGAATGTCACGTCGCGGTCAAAGTGAGCGCAATTCAGCCCCGAGCAGACCAGCCCGTAGCTGGTGTCCCCCGTGAAGCGCTCATAGGTGGCGGAGTTCTGCGAGACTAGTTGCTGCACATGAGTGAGCACCCAGACCCTCAGCCGGCGCTGTAGTGTGGCTTGAGCGAGCGCCGCTATGATGAGCGACTTGCCCGTGCCGGTGGCGAGCTGTAGCGCGGGGTGGTGCCCGCAGCGTAGCGCGGCTATAGCGGCCTCATAGGCGGCGAGTTGATACGGTCTGAGTTGCATGACGGCTCCGGAGTTATACGTTATAACCACACATTATAGCCTCAGTCAGGGGCTGGGGTGCGATTGTTTTTTCCAATCACGGTTCCGAAAGCCATTGAAAAATACAATCGCTCACCCACAGAATTGTGAGGTATAGTTCTTTACATTGGCTTAACCCGCCAATGAATAACTTAATAACTTGGAGCTTCAACATGACACAACTCACCGCAAACAACACCTTGGTAGTAACCGTAAAGAATGTTTACGGCAAGGAAACAATCTACCCCGCTAACAGCGTGGCTCAGATCTTTGCTGACCTCGCCCGTCAGTACACGCTGACCCGCGAAACGCTCAAACACGCTAAGAGCTTGGGCTACACAGTAGAAGTGAAGCAAACAGAATTAGCATTGTAATCAATAACTAGGAGCGCCCGCTATGACAAGCAAATTTTTGACAGCAGCACTGGCAATTGATGAGCTGGCCTATAACCTGGAGAACATCTCCAGAGACGACAAGCGCCCGCTGGAGGACTACACCACCGCCGAGATTATTGCTGAGGCCGCTTACGTGCTGGACTTGTTCGTCAACCCCGCCCAAGGCCACATCAATCACGAAGCCCTGACCGGCGGCGAAGGCGCTGAGCAGCGGAGCTGGGCACGTGGCCAGGTACGCAAGCTCACAGCACTCATCAAGAAGTTCAACACCCCCAACTAAGGAATCATCATGAACAACGCAACACGCAAAACCCTCGCCAACTACACCGAGCGCCTTGAGGCGCTCAAGGGCCAGCTGGACGACATCCGCTCCGAGTACGAGTCGATCAAGGACGAGGTCCGGTCGGTCGCAGACGAAGAGCAAGAGAAGTACGAGAACCTGCCCGAGGGGTTGCAGAACAGCGAGCGTGGGCAGGCGATGGAGGAGGCCGCTAGCGCACTGGAGAACGCCGTTAGCGAGCTGGAGAGCGCCATTGACGCAATTGACAGCGCCGTGGGCGAGATCGAGACGGCATCAGCATGAACTACATACACCAACTGCAGTGTGAGGTCGTGGAGCTGAACGACCAGATTCTGAACCGCGCCGCCCGCATAGCCGAGTTCCGTGAGCACCTGCAGAGCTCCAAGTTCGGCCCGCAGGCCGACGGCTCGCGGGGCGACCTCATCAGCACGGGTGACGTCCACCGCTGGCTACAGTACATAGAGGACACGGCGCAGAGCTTCGTGTGCTGATTGGCAAAAGCAATCAGGTTCTCATTTCCCATTGAAAAATACAATTTGCCTGCGCAGGAATCTTCAGGCATAGTTCACTCCATTAGCTGATTCGCTAATGAATAACTTCATAACTTAGGAACTCTATCATGTCTACACTCGCTATCAACGTCAAGTCTGCCACCGCCGCCGAACTGCTGGCTTTCTACAATGCCCACTCAGGCCGCGAAGCTGTCAAGCGCTTTGCTGACCGCCGCGCCGCCGAGAAGCGCGTGACCGCCTTGTTGGCTGAGCGCCAGTTCAACGCCCCTACCCCGCTGCCTGAAGTTGACCCCAGCCACGCTCGCCTCATCCGCGACTACGGCGTGGCTCACTGCCCTCATTGCGGTGTTGACCTGTGCAACGGCGTCGGCCATGACGGCCAAGACGTGAACGGCAAAAAGATCCGCCACTCGCACTTCGAGTTCGAATGCCTGGGTTGCGGCAAGGAGTTTGGCCCACTGCTGCGCCGCGCCCGCCCAGCCGTTTCCTCCGCTAAGGTCGGCCCCCGCCCCGCTATGGTGCAGTCCCTGAAGCTGGATCGTCGCATCGTGCACATCGGCACCGGCATCGTCTACGACAACGCCAACCGCGTGTTCAAGGCTGGTCTCGTTAGCTCGGCTCAGGGCGACCGCCTGTCAGCCGTGCTGTATAGCGCCGCTAAGGCTGGTGACCGCTCGGTGGTGGCTCTGGTGAACGGACAAGAGTTCCGTCTGGCAGCGTGAACACGTGGCCCTTCCCGCCTCCAGGCGGGCCGGTGCCTTGGACGCCCCAGCAGCAGGCGGCCTATCGGCGTAAACAGCATCAGCAGCTGCCTGATGCGCCTTTCTCTAACTCATAACTGAAACATGAACACTATGACCATCGCAATGAAAAACGCCGGCTTGTCTGTACCCCTCAACAAGCGCATCTGGCTCTGGCTCAAAGATCACCCTGGCAAAGCGGCCACCGAGCTCGAAGTAGCTCTGGGTGAGCGGCGCTCGGGTTATGTCAGTAGCGCGCTGAATGATCTTTTTCAACGGGGTATGGTGACCTGCGTCAAGACTCGGGGCTCGGCCTACCGCCACAGCAACAAGGGTCGCACGTTTGTCAATCTGTACACGGCGGTGGGCACTGAGTACGAGCTGCTGCCTAAGCGCAAAACCCCGCCCGCCGCGCCGGCTAAGCACTTCGCGGATACGCCGGTGCCCGCGCCCGAGAAAGTTGTTGGAAAATCTGAGATTAACATTGAAAATATGACCCTGACCGATGCGCGGGCGTTGTACATGCGGCTGAAGGAGTTCTTCGGATGACCCGCTATAACCGCACTTGGTTGCTGATAGCCATCTACATCTTTGTGGCTGTTACCGTCGGACTTGATCTTTTCATTTGGAGACCACATTGACTAATTCTGTTTTCCCCGAGCTGGCGCTGGACCGCGCCGTCGTAAAGTGGGAGCAACACCTCGGCACCCTGACCCCGTTTGAGAACCGCAACGGGCTCTGGTTCAAGCGGGAGGACTACTTCGCCCCCCTCGGCTATGGCGGCCCTAACGGGAGCAAGATGCGCCAGCTCATCTGGTACATGAACCGCTTCCGTGCGGGTAAGACCCACGTGCTGACGGGCGCTAGCATCCAGAGCCCCCAGCTCAGTATGTCCGCGATTGTGGGGGCGCACTTTGGGCTGCGCAGCCGGCAGATCGTTTACAGCAAGCCTGAGACCGTTTTACGGCATGTGAACCCCAGTGTGGCGGCGGGCTTCGGCGCGTCCTTCGAGTACGCCTCCGGACCTTACAACCCCATTCTGCAGCGCAGGGTGAAGGAGCTCACACAGCCGACCTCGTTGGTGGTTGAGTACGGCATCACCGTCCCCCATGACCGCTACCCCGTGGAGGACGTACAGAAGTTCCACGAGGTCGGCGCTCATCAGGTGAGCAACCTGCCGGACTCGGTGACGCGGCTCATAGCGCCCGCCGGCTCGTGCAACTCGCTGACGAGCATCATCCTGGGGCTCAGCCGCGACAGCAAGAACCTGAACGAGCTGTTCACCCTCGGAATCGGCCCCGACAAGCGCCCGTGGATGCGCGAGCGGTTGGCGCTCATGGGGGTGGACACCGAGCGGTTGCCCTTCAAGTGGACGCACCACAGCCTGCACGACACGGGGTTCGCCAAGTACAGCGACCATTTTAAGGGCGAGCAGTGCTACGGTATTGATTTCCACCCCACCTATGAGGCCAAGATGTGGCGCTGGCTACGCCAGAACACGAACTATCTGTCCTTTGATGACACCACCGCGTTCTGGATTGTGGGCAGCGCCCCCAGCGTGAAAGTGGTTGAGCCGTTTTACACTGTAAAGGCTGAAAAATGAAAGACTTCGCGGTTTTGATCTGGACGGCGGCGCTAGGCGTCGGCGGTTGGATTACAAGCATCATGTTGCTGGGCGTAGTGCTCAAGCTGAACTCTTATATTTTTATGTGGGGATGGAACCTGATATGACTAATTATGAAGTTGAAAACCGCGCCGCCTTTGCTGCGGCTGTGCGCGCCGCCGCCTACTCGACGTATGAGGAAGCTCGCCAGAACCCGTTCAGCGTTAGCTTGGTTGGTACGCGGTTCAAACTCACCGCCCCTAACGGCATGCACGAGCGCGGCGCGGAGCTTATCGCCAAGCAGGTCATGCAGCTGCCCTCGCGAGTGTTCAGGGTCGATGCATGATGGAAACCCGCATCAAGATATCAGCCGACTACCAACGACGTAACACCGCCGGCGGCTCCCCCCTCGGCGTTAAAAAGCTCCGCTGGCCTTTAGCCCTCAAAACCGTATTGCATCTCTGGGCTCTTGAGAACGTGGTTGAGAACGATGAGCATAGATTCATACATTCACCTAACGTCGTCAAATGGTCCAATGATTTGTTTTTGGGGTTTTTACCTGTCATCGCTTCTTTGTATCCCGAGTTTTACGCGTTGCTGAAACATAATAGCACTGACGAACACCACATGGCCTTTAAGGTCATGCAGCGCCACCATAAAATGTTCTACCAGCTTAACAAGGGGCGTCAGTTTAGCGATGAGCACCCCGAAAACATGAGCCGTAAAAGCACGGCGCATCTGTTGGAGTATCAAAGCGGGCAGCGCGCCTACGCATACTGGAAGGCTAACAAATGAAAGACTACCGCCAGCCGTGCTACCGGCTTGAGTACTTCTCTGCGCTGTACGCTATGAACCTAGAGCAGCGGGTCATGCCTGGGTTGGTCTACCTGTACCTGCCTGAGCTGGCCTCGCGCCACAACTGGGACGCTGAGCAGCGGCTCTGGTTTGCCTTCCTGAACGGCATGACCCAGAACCCCATCACCTCGCTCAGGCTGTTCACGGCGCTGCCGCAGGTGCCTCCGGCGGGCGCTCCGCTGAAGACCTTTGAGGCGTGGTTCAACAACGAGTGGGACACGCTACAGTTCGACACCGACCGCCGGTACCAGAAGAAAGACACCGTAGAGGCTATCAAGAAGTACGCGGCGCTGGTAGACCAGTACGGCTCGCAGGAGACCATGCTGCTCGGCCCGTCCTACCAGGAGCTGTGGAATCTGGTGTACAACAACTACCACGGCTTCGGTCGGCTGTCCTCGTTCAGCTACTTGGAGTATGTGCACATTATGGGTTTCGGCGCCAACTGCGATGACCTGCTGTTCGGGGACAAAAGCGGTAGCAAGTCTCACCGCAACGGTATGATGTTCCTGCTCGCGCATGATAGCTATGTCTGGGACAAGCGCCTTGACAACGGCTTCGACGGTACCTACGACTTCAAGAAGCTCACCCCGTGGCTCAACAAGGAGGCCAGTGGGTTCCTGGAGGACTTCTCCCTGAGCCACCCCCACGCACCTAACACCGGCTACTTCACACTTGAGAGCAATTTGTGCACGTTCAAGAATCATTTCTTCGGCCGGCGCTATCCTGGTGTCTACGCCGACATGGCTTACGAGCGTATTGAGTGGGCCGACGAGCGCGGGCAGTCCGCCTACACTCAGGTGTTCAAGGAGATACGCTCGGCTAGCCTGCCGCGCTGGCTCCGCTCTGAGTGTGAGATAGCGCCTGCAAACATCAAACAAAAGGCGGCGCTGTTCCCTGAGACGGGCGTCCCTTACCGTGCGGAGCATTTTCTATGAGCCATCAAATTGTCAACATTCGCGGCTGCAACGGCTCGGGCAAGACCACAATAGTGCGCCGGTTCCTGGACAAGCTGCCCACCGAGGCGCTGGGCGGTAAGGCGGGCCGCCCCGCCGGCTATCGCATCGATGCCACCCCATGGGGCATCATGCTGCCCGTGTTCGTAGTCGGTAGCTATGAGAACACCTGCGGCGGCACTGACGGAATCAGCACACAGGAGGAGATTGCCGAGCGCACCACTAAGGCGCATGGTCATGGTCATGTGCTGGTTGAGGGGCTGCTGATGAGCAAGTCCAGCGCGGGCGGTCTCGTGGCCCCCATCCTCAAGGAGCACGGGGCGGTGTTTGGCTTCCTGGACACGCCGTGGGATGTCTGCCTGCAGCGGGTGCTGGGCCGGCGGGCCGCCGCTGGTAACGACAAACCCTTTGACCCCGACAAGACCATGCGCAGCGCCTACGAGCAATGCCACCGCAGCGCCGAGCTGCTGACTCAGGCCGGCGGGTACGATGTCCGCTGGATCGATCACCTAAACGCCGTCGGCACTGTCGTGCAGTATTTGAAAGATGCCGAATCATGAGCTGGGGTGAAAACCACGCTTACATAGTCTACGACTGGGGTAGAAACATGCTGGTGGGTAGGTTTGAGAACCTCAAAGACGCCCGAGACCACGTGAAGCGATATTCCAAAAGCTATGACTCCTGGAGAGTCTACCGAGAATTGAAATCTTTAAGGGCTGAGAAATGATTGATGTTTGTCCTTTCCCCGCGCCCACCGCCGCCAATGTACGGAGCACTGAGGGGTTGCTGTACTTCGTGTGGGAGCGTGAGGCTATTCGCTTGGCCCGTGATAACGGGTTTCCGGCCCCGTGGACTCACGACCCTGTGCTCGCTAAGTACAAGTTCACCAACATCCGCCGGCGCGATGACCGCGTCACGCGGTGGATCATAGAGCACTTGATCACCCCGTTCAACAACGATCATAACCTCTGGTTCACGCTGCTGATAGCGAGGCTCATCAACTGGCCTCCGACGCTGCAGAAACTGCTCGATGCCCACGTCATACCCTGCGGCCCCAACCCGCTACATAAGGGGGTGATGTTTGACGCGGCGGCGTTTGTGCGCGTGGTTGAAGACGCCAAGCGCACACAGGCCAAAGTGTACTCTGGCGCGTACATGGTTTACCCGACTAAGATGGCTCCAGGAGGGCTCAAGTCTGAGGCGCTGGCGCGGTACATCATAGGCGACGTGATTAAGAATGCTGAGAACGTATACGACGCGATGTGGTGCACTCCGGAGGCGAGTATTGAGGCGTTTGTTGAGGCGCTTTCTGGCTGCTTCGGTATTAGCACATTCATGGCGGGGCAGGTGGCCGCCGATTTGACGTATACTCAGCAACATCTAGGCGGCGCAAGTGACTTGTACTCATATGCGCCGATCGGCCCTGGAAGCTCGCGAGGTCTGAACTACCTGCTGAATCGTGCCCCGTTTGCCACGTGGTCACAGGGGGCGTTCAACACCGAGCTGATGCGGCTGCGACTTGAAATAATTAATAACCTCGAGATCACCGACATGACCCTCCACGACGTACAGAACTGCATGTGCGAGTTCAGCAAGTACTGCCGCACCGTGCTCGGCGAGGGCGTCCCCAAGTCTACCTACAAACCTGAGATGGAGTTCTGAAATGGAAATAACGGTACGCAATGTCAATCAAGCGCTGAGCGAGGCGTTTTGGCGGCTTAAGGCGCTGGCGCTCAAGCCCGAGCCCACCCGTAACGGGCCGGCGCTGGTGTTCCCTGAGATGGTGGTCACCACGTACCGCTACCCGCAGGAGCGGGTGTTGTTCTTTGCGGGGCGGGACGCTAACCCGATCTTCCACCTGATGGAGTCTATTTGGATTCTAGCGGGCCGGCGCGATGTGGCCTTCCTACAGAATTTCAATAGCACTATAGGTCGATTCAGCGACGACGGCGAGGTTTTCAACGCCGCCTACGGCTACCGCATCCGCAGGCACTTCGGCCACGACCAGCTGGACGAGGTCATCAAGCTGCTACGCCGTGACCCTGAGACCCGTCAGGCGGTTATTCAGATCTGGGATGAGGCCGACCTCACCCGCCGCACTAAGGACAAAGCCTGCAATACGCAAGTCCTGTTTGACACGCGGGGCGGGCGCTTGAACATGACCGTGTTCAACCGCAGCAACGACCTGTGGTGGGGGGCATACGGGGCTAACGCCGTGCACTTCAGCATCCTGCAGGAGTTTGTAGCCTGCGCCGTCGGTATGCGTATGGGCGTCTACCGCCAGGTGAGCAACAACCTCCACCTCTACACCGAGTTGTACGACGCCGTCAAATATGTTGAGATGCCCCCGCCGGCTGAGTTCTACGACCTCTACTCCTCAGGCGCGGTGCGGCCCTCGCCGTTGATGCTGAACGGGGAGTACAAGAGCTTCCTGCACGACTGCGAGGTGTTCTGCAACGACCCGTTCAATCAGGAGACTCGCTACAAGAACCCGTTCTTCACGCACGTGGCGCAGCCTATGGCGATGGTGAGTCGGGTGCGCAAGATCCACGCCGGCGACGGCGCGGGCTTCGCCGCTAAGATCCGTGCCGAGGACTGGCGCCGAGCCACGTTCGACTGGATTAAGCGCCGCGAGCTGGCCAAGGCCGAGAAGGCTTAGACAATGATGAATTCCCTCGCGATTTGAAAATACAATCGCGGGGGCGGGCGGAACAGCCCTATAATTTGCTGTATAACTTCATAACTTAGGAACCCTATGCTACAGACCCTTGAATTCATACTCTCCGGCAGCGAGGTGAAGCGGTATCATACCGTCACCACGTTGACTACCGAGACCGTGGGCCACCACTCACACGGCGTTGCTATGCTGTGTTTGCTGCTTCGCCCCAACAGCAGCAAGGAGCTGCTCAGGGCGGCGCTCTGCCACGACCTCGCTGAGCACGTCACCGGCGACATCCCCAGCCCCGCCAAGCGCCTTTACGGTATCGGCGAGCAGGTCTCCGAGCTTGAGAAGACGCTGCTTATGCGGGCTAATTTACCTAATGACCTACTGACCGATGACGAGGCCCGAACCCTGAAGCTGGCTGACATTGCGCAGGGGGCGCTCTACTGCCTGCGTGAGGTGGAGCTGGGTAACCGGCGTATGCTCGAAATCTGCGCTCGGTACATGAGCTATTACGACGCGCTAGGCCTGCAAACTATTTTAGAACACAGCCTACGCGGCATCATCTTGACTAAACACGAGGAACTTTCAAAATGAACAAAGCAAATGACATCCAGGTCGGCGGCAGCCACTACAAAACAGCGCAGGGTTTGCAGCACTGGGACTTGATTGACAGCTGGCGCGTAGGCTACCTTGAGGGCTGCGCCACTAAGTACCTGTCCCGCTTCCGCCGTAAGAACGGGCTTCAAGACCTGCAAAAGGCGCGCCACTACCTCGCTAAGCTGATTGAGCTCCGCTCGGCTGAGTCCGAGTACGAGGACATGCCCGCTGTGCCTGGTGCGGTGGTCATGCGCTACCTCATGGATAACGGCATCTCTGGCCCTGAAGGTATGTACATTAGCGTGTTGCTCACGTGGGACGATGTCGGCCTGCTCGTCACGCTCGCTGACTGGCTTGATGACTTCATCCTCGGCTATACCCAGCATGAAGACGGCGACGCCGGCGCGGGTTACGTGAACCAAGACCGATGACCACTTGGGTGTTTGACATGGAAACGCTGCCCAACCGCACGCTGTTCTGCGCTCACAATCCGGACACCGGCGCGTGGTTCGATTTGTGGCGGCATGACGAGCGGGCGGCTGAGCGGCTGACCGCGTTCCTGCAGCAGGAGGGCGCGACCTACATCGGGTTCAACAACCGCTCGTTTGACGATGTGGTGGCGTCGGCGTTCTGCGCCGGTCGGTCTGAGCTTGAGATGAAGCGCATCGCGGATGACCTCATCGGCAACCGCACCCCGTTCTGGACGGCGTACAACAAGTACGGTCTGCGCCCTATGATTGCCAGCTCGGTTGACTTGATAGAGGTCGCCCCGTCATTTGTGGGTCTGAAGGCCTACGGCGCTCGTATGCATATGCCCTACCTGCAGGACATGCCTATGGCGCATGACGAGGTGCTAACCCCTGAGCACGAGCCGGCGCTCCTGGGCTACTGCCATAACGACGTTGAGACCACCGCCGAGCTGCTGCGTCGGCTTGAGCCGGAGCTCATGCTGCGGGTGCAGATGAGCCGCCAGTACGGCGTCGACATGCGTAGCAAGTCGGACTCTCAAATGGCTGAGCAGGCCTATATCACCTCCATGGGCTTGCGCCGCCGCGACAACGACATCCCCTCGACCGTGACCTATACTCCGCCGGCGTTCCTGAGCTTTCAAAACGCCGCGCTCCACACATTACTGCAGAAAGTAGCCACCCATGTCTTCACAGTCAACCCCGCCACTGGACATGTCATCCTACCTGATTTTCTCGGCGGAGATGTCATCGGCTTTGGAGCCGGCACGTATCAGCTCGGTGTCGGAGGCATACACAGCACACATGATAAATCGGTCTGCCATGTCGCCGGAGGAGATGTTATCTGCGATATTGACGCGGCTAGTTTCTACCCTAGTATCATCCTCGAGTGCGGATTTGTACCAGCAAGTCTTGGCCTCCGGTTCGTCGATGAGTATCGTAAAATTTACCAGCGCCGACTTGAAGCTAAGCGTGCAGGTGATAAAGCAACCAATGAGACACTGAAGATTTCGCTGAACGGCACATTCGGCAAGTTGGCTAGCAAGTACTCCGTGTTGTACGCGCCGGACCTGATGCTCGCGGTGACGCTGACCGGCCAGTTCACGCTGCTCATGTTGATTGAGCGGCTAGAGGCCGCCGGCGCTCAGACCCTGTCCGCCAACACCGACGGTATCGCCATCCGCTACCCCGCAAACCTGCAGTCCCAGATTGAGGCGGCGGTCACCGAGTTTGAGGCGCTGTCGCGGTTCAGCTTTGAGTACACGCCGTACCGCGTCCTAGCGATGAAGGACGTCAACAACTACTTCGCGATTAAGCCCAATAGGGAGCTCAAAGAGAAGGGCATCTACTCACCTCTGAGCCTTAAGAAAAACCCCACGGCGGGCGTTTGCGCGGCGGCTGTAGGCCAGTGGCTCGCGAACGGTACTCCGCTGCTCGAAACCATTCGCAACGCGCCGTTCTGCGACTTCATAAGCGCTCGCAACGTAACCGGCGGCGGGCAGCAAGGCGGGGTGTTCCTAGGTAAGGTCGTGCGCTGGTATCAGAGCACCGCCGCTGACCTCGGGCCGCTGGTGTACGCCAAGAACCGTAACAAGGTTCCCAAGACCGACGGCGCACGGGCGTGCATGACGATGTTGGACAAAGTCACCCACCCCGCCGACCTCGACTATGATTGGTACCTCCGCGATGCTCTGAAAATAGCTGTAGCGGTGGGCTGCCACAAATACCTGACGGATGAAGAGCTGGCGCTCATTGCCCCACCCCCTAAGAAAACACGAAAGAAAAAAGATGCAACATGAAGCTGGAAACACTCGTACGGTTTACGTTGTGCAGGTTGACAACAATAAAGACCTGTCGGATGCCAAACAGTACGGGGCGCTGAGGGCGGTGTTCGCCAACCCGCGCAAGCCGTACGACACGGCGGACTTGTTGGGCAAGGCGCGGCGCGTTCTGTCTAACTGGGAGTCGGGCGACTACCTGCTGATGTTGGGTGACCCTGCGCTGTGCGCGGTGTGTATGTCTGTGGTGTCCGAGCACCATGACGTGATTAACCTGCTCAGCTGGGACAGGAACACTTTCCAGTACCTGCCCCAGCGGTGGGACTTTGATTTGATTGATGACAGTTTCGTAACGGCGGAATGACTACCGCCACCAACCAAGAA